GATAGAACACCCTTAACAATAGTCACAGCATCAGCTGGTGGTATCCAGTTATCTAGTAAAGTACTATCGGTTGTTAATATAAGACTTGTTAACGTAGTTGTCGTCAAGGCTGTTTGAATGTTGGCTGTAAGTGCCGCCGCATTTAACTGAATTGCAACCAGATTAGAATGAGGTGTATTAATTAAAGGTTGTCCTGCTAGGACCTGTGCCTGTAAGCTAGTTAGTGCTGTAGTAATATTGGTTGGAATCGTCATGGTAAGGCAATTCCAAAATTCAGATCAGATACAATTAGGCTATCAAGAGGACTAACTACGTTACCTAGATTTCCAAGACCTGGGTTCTGATAGACAGTGCATGATATGTTATAATCCACCCAAACTGGTAGACGACGAACATTATAGATAAACTGTTCGATTATTACAGACCGGAACTGACCGCCCCAAGACAATGGTACCACTAACCCGGCAGCACGCATTGCATCGAGCGCTAGGGCAGTATTATAGGCATTATTGCCAAAGAATTGTCCTTGCCATTGTATATTAGCTTCATCAGGACCCAAGGTATCAATAACACGTGAACCACCCGGAAGCTTATGCATAACCATAGCCTGACGGCCACCGCCCATCATCTTGTCCGGTGTAGAATAGCCGTCGAAGGTTATGCCACCAAGGATTAGGGTATCAGTCATTACGTACTCGTAAAATTGCCTTGTGGACGGAATTTCTGGAAACCATCTGGTGAAGGAGAACCCGTTGGATGATTATAAAGGTCCTCCAATACTTCACTAACCGCTTGGGCTAGTGTTCTGCCATCAATATTCAGGTTCATATTGACAGGTTGTAAAATCTGTTTCTGATTACTCGGATCAAAACTGGCAGGCATTATTCTACTGTTGTTAAACGGCGATGATCCTTCAAGAGACTGGTTTTGTGGTTTTGCACTACCCCATTGCATCCAACCAGGAATTTTTATCGATGACCATTCATCAATCTTCCGTAATATATCACTCATAGTCTGGATAAAAGTCGCGATTCCTTTTAACTTATCCCAATTGACAGCAGCCAATGCAACAAAACCGGCAACCAACCACCCTCCAGGACCAATAGCGGCAATAACCGCCAACATGCCAGCAGCCATAAGCGCAATACCAAGAGCAGCAATACCTTCACTAATAAATGTTAGTGTTTTTGGATCGACTGATCGCAATGAATCTTGTATTGAATTTATAGTGGATGTTATGAACTGTAGAGCCTTGATAAAGTTTTCGCTTTGTGGACCAGCAAATGCGACCATCATATTACTCCAGGCATTGGTAAGCGCTTCCATATTCGCCCCAATGTCTTTTTTCATGATGGTATCCATGGATTGCGCCACGGAATATCCTTGTTTAATGCGATCCTTTTCTGCCATCAACTGTTCATAATTGGCAACTTCTTCTGCTGTAAAACGCTGGGTTGTTTGTCTACCAAAAGCCCCCATCGTAAGACGCATTTGCTCTTGTGGATCGGTTATTCCTCGCTCCTTAAATGTTTCGCGTAATTTATGAGCCATCTCCATCGGATCATTACCGATCAAGGCGGTTAATCGTTGTGAAGCTTCCTTGCTAAGATTAACAGTTCCACCTTTACCAAGAGTATATTCATCTGATTTAAGGAGACCAACTTCCTCCATTCCAGCAGCGGTTTTTGCTGTCATCTGACCACGCGCCATCTGGTTCCACAACGACATATAAGCGGTACCAGTACGTGGCCCACCGAGTGCTTGAGATATTGTGGCCATCGATAAAAAACCTTCCTCACTTAAATCACGCATAAATGTGCCACCTTGCTTAGCCATTCCAAGAATAGTAGCTTCATTGACTGAACCGTGCGTCGCAGCTTTTATTCTTTGAACCATATCGAGGAATTTTTCAAGTCGATCCATATCGATATGGCCGGTAAGTGGATCAGTGATGCGTCCGGTTAATTCACCCGCCTTGAGAAGACTTCGAAGCGCTTCTCCTTGTCCGCTTTGAAAACCTTTATCCCCTCGCTGTGAAAATGAATACTTGGCCAGTGATTCCCATATCTCCATTGACTTTTCTTGACCAATAATCGAGTAAGTAAAGCCCGGGATTTTCAATAGGTCTTCAACCTTCATACCAACACGCTTTGAAATATCAAAAGCTCTGGAAGTCATCTCTCCACTTATAACAGCCTTGGCCATATCAGCACCAAGCCCTTGTATTTTTGCTATCTCAGTTGAAAAATCTTTAGCCTTCATCAGTGCTTTTTCTAATGCGCCAATAAGAACAGCACCACCAATAATTCCAGCAACGCCAATAACAGCTTTTCCCCAGCCAGTCATGCTCTTCCCGATATCTTCTGAAAGCTTATGAATGGATGTCAAGCGATTGCTAATAAGAAGTAAATCATTCAAAGCCCCACCGTGGAGCCCAATACGCATCATCATTTCATATACGTCAGCCACTAGTCTTCTCCATCATAGGACCATTCATCCTCAAAATCAGGATGTTGACTAAATACATGATGAAATAGATCGTGCCCGCAAATTATATGTACTTCGTGTTCCTTGCGCATTGCAGCACCGGCCAGGAAACTACGTGGTGGAATATGTCTCGTACCGAGTTCGTGCCACAACGCCTTTGGATCATTAGAACCGACATAGGCAGTCCAGTTCAGTCTGTCACCTTGAACTGACCACTTGATTGATCGACGCATTGCTCCAGTCTCCAGCAACGGACTATCGCCAGTGGCTTTACGTGCAATTGTTTCAGGTTGTAACTTTGGCCAATCATAGTCATAGGTTCCTAGAACACGTTTCGCTTCCTTCTGAACTAACCTAGCTGATTTTTCCACAGCCTTCTTGGTAGCATGCTCTATACGCATGTGCACAGCTGTAAAGAATGCAGCGCCTTCTAGTAGGGAGTGCTCTGTCACATCGGTTCCGTTGATATATCAATTGGCTTGTCTACTTTTGCTTGTGGTGTTGGATTAGACTTAGCAAAGGCAGCTTTACGTCGTGCAACTTCTCTACCCCAACCTGCTTCGAAACTTTCATGAGTCTGCGGTCCACTCATTCCAGGATAAGGATTGCCGCTTATATTAGTCATCGCGCCACGAGTATAGAAACCAAGACCTTGCTGATGCATTAAATATAATTCTGTATCATTTGGATCACGACCAAAATGGCTGCGGAACTGGCTCTTATTTTCCCTGAATAGACGAGCAGCGGCCATGGCATTGTCATTTGATGAATAAATATTGCCGCCAGCACCGGAACGACGCCACTCCTCGCGACCGATCTGATACAAGCCTTTGTATTGAGTAGCCCTGGTAGCATTACTAGACGGTACCATTCCGCTTTCAATCGAGGCAATTGATCGCATTGTATTGGGGTCTACTCCGGCGTGTCTGGCAGCACGCTGAATTGCTTCATCAGTCTCTACCGATCCTTGTGGATAAGTGCGTCCTTCATAAGCCTTGCCTTCATCATTCCTAGGTGCCATCTCATGATCATGGTGCTGGTTGCGGTGACCATGATCACTACCTGGACTTGGATGGCCTATGCCGTGATGTGCTCCAGGGTGATGCCCTCCGGCGCCGGTAACACCAGCAGAATCACCCTTGGCACGTCCTGTTGGAGTGTAACCCTCAAAATTAAATAAAGGTTCAACCTCATCAGACAGATTGACTTCAATTACGCCAACCTTCACACCATCTATGGTAATTTCTCCAGCTTGCATATCATCGATCCACAAAACTCATGCTATCCCAATTCCATTCCTTATTGCCATTTTCAAGTTGAGCAAAGATAATAGCATAAGCTATCAACTCAGACTCTTCTAGGCAGTGTGCAACATCGAAAGGGACTCCGTTCTTAATCGCCCAAGCAATTAAGCGAAAGAGGGAGTCCCCTACAAGTTTTTTGTTTCGTCCTGTGTATCGCTTATTTCAGGATCATCTGCAGGAGGATTTAATTTGATCCACGCCTTGCCTGCAGCTTCAATCCCTTCCGTATCTAAACGATCATAAATTGCATCCAATTCTCCACGATTACGAGGGAATGGAATATGTGCATCATCAATTAAACAAACTGCTGCTGCTAACAACAATGGCATTCGATGTGGTATTTGAACTTTTACCCCCTTCTCATTCAGCATTTCATCATAACCAGACAACTCAGCTGTCATGCCAGCTATCTTGGTTTGTTCACTTGGCTTGAGCCTACGTACGCCTATAACTCTGCCAAAACTATCGGCTTCTTTTGCTGTCTCACTATAGCGTGCGAGCTTGATTTCGCTTTCTGTAGACATGACTTGTTTCCTCGTTTGTTATCGTTGATAAGATTGTTTTTTGGATTCCTCTTCGAATTTGGATACAATAGCTTCGATATTTTCCAATCGTTCTTTGATCGCAAGCAGTCCTGACACAATAGCTTCATTTTGAAGAGCGAGAAGCAAATCAAAAGCTGGTTTTTCTTCTTTTTTCATTGGTTTCCTCTGCTGTTTTTGTTATTATGCAATAATGAGCTTGTCTGATGCCATTCCTTCCAATTTCAAAGATACGACTTTTTCACGACTGATATCACCATGATCAGTCAAAAAGATAACAAAATTGGTATATTGGAACCGGCTGGTAGTGCCATCTGGGTTATTGATACTCTGGTTCAAGAAACCCGGAGAGATGACATTTCCAGCATTGAAATTCTGACTGAAAGTTGCCATTAGATTTTCTAGTACTGAACCTGTCCGTGTAATGGAAAAATCAACCTTGAACCCATCAGGAACATATCCATAACGTGGAACCTGATTATATGGTGCTGACTTAATATCGTGTTTGATGGCTGTGATTTTTACACTTTGTACATCTCCCAAGTCAATTAGCCTACTCGAAACGCTTTCATAGAAGCTAATCGAATAATCGACGCCAATATTCATACCATTGATAGGCATCTTATTTTCTCCTAATCGTTGTTATTTATTTACCTATTGATTGACGTCGTATTAGCAATAGGAGCAAACTGCGTCGGCGATGGCAGTGTATTCTGAACGCTTACCGTTACGTTTCCGCCGCCCTGGAACTTGATAACAAAATATCGAATAACATTAAGATAGCGAACCTGCCAGTACAGGAATAGATATCCAAGCGCCTGCAGGTTTGCTGGATTATTCAACAGATCACACTGCACCAACCACGGTCGGTCAATCATACCTTGTCCACCAATACCTAAGCCGACCTGGGAAGAAGCCAACTGCGCAGAGAATCCATCAAATAGCGCCTTGGCGTTTTGGCGGGTCTGGTCATTCGGCTGGATTGATTGCAGCTGACCGATAAAGCTGCCCGCCGCCTTGCTCTGGGCGGCACGGATCAGGAAATTGGTCATTCTGGTATATTCGACACCCTGTGCGGCTGTGTTGCTAGAGGCGTTACGACCTGTTGCAAAACTGAAATAATA